AGAAATCTAGTAGTCGTGGTGTATATTATAAAGTATACGTCGGACATCAGCAAGTGGGAGAACCAGAGTTAATTTGCCCAATAGCCAAAAAAGTTAAATCTATTAGAATTGTGCCAATATTTATGGGTGCAGGTGGAGAGGGTACTCAATGGTGGCAGATACTAACGGGTGTCGCCTTAATTGCAACAGCTTTTCTTTTACCTTCAACTTTTGGTATTAGCTTGCTTGGCGGCAAAATATTCACTCCGCTAAGTATTGGATTAATAGGTGCTGGATTATTATTAAATGGTATTTTATCAATTTTTCAGCCACCAAAACCAGCAGATCCAGGAGAAGAGAAGCAGTCTAATAGTTTTAGCCCATTAGAAAATGCCGGAGAAGGTGGGCGTGTGCCAGTAGTGTATGGTATAATGATGGTTGGTATAATACCAATATCTGTTAAATTAGACTCCAATATTGTTAAGTAACTAAGTATGTCTAAAAAAATAAATAGAGAAAAATCTAAAGGATTTTCTGGTAGTTTTGGAGGTGCCAAAAATGCTGCTAGTAGAACTCAAACCCCAGTTAGCGGACGGTCTACTTCTACTGCATATATTTTAGGTGCTTTATGTGAAGGAGAAATTGAAGGACCAATTGGCGGGGTAAAAGGTGTCTATTTAGATGAAGTCCCAATCCAAAATGCTAATGACAGCTACAACTTTAAAGACTATGAATTTCACTTTAGACCTGGATCCCAAATACAAGACAACATAGGATTTAGTACAGGACGAAGAAATTTTGTGCCAACTGCAACTGGACTACCTAACTACAATGATGTTCCACAAACCTTTACTTATGATAATTCAAGTATTGGTATAACTCATTTGTATTTTGAAGTAATTTTAGAAGCATTTGTTCCAAGCAGTTCTTTTTATATTATATTTGGCAATGCTAATCGTCTGGTTTTTCCTGGAATAAAATTTAGGCTTAGCTACACTTTTAATCAAGATGACTCCGGTTGGACTCCATACTATGAAGAGGTTGTTGGAGGAAACGATTTTGCGAGTTCTATTAACGTAACAAGCGTTGAATTGCAGGGTGAAAACTATGCAATAGCATACTATTTAAAATCATCGTCTACTAAACGTACTCCGGCAATAAGTTTTAGCACACCACAAACATTTGTAAAAATTAAAATAGAAAAACTGCCATTAGGAAACGAAACTAGAAGTATAGAAACGTTTAGGGGAACTGCTTATGACTACGGATATGCTCTTTATGATTACTATTTATATCAGCCACTTCCGTTAATAGAGGATGGGTACAACGCAGAAATAATAGCGCTAAATAATCTTAGTAACGGCAAATACTTTCAAGTAAATCTTAATTTAAGTAAATATTGGGGAACTAGTGTTGGATTTAATAAACAAGTATCCCTAGAAATACCAGTACAAGTAGCAGTAAAAAAGAATTTAGAAATTACCAGACAATTTACAAATGAAAATTTACAAGCTATAAAAGTTAAACTTGCATTTACGCTACAACGATTTGATGATCAAGGTAACACTTTTGGAACAAGAGTAAATTTTAGAATTTTTGTTAATGAGCGCGGTATGGGTTTTCCGGAAAAACCACAAGTAGAAAGTTCTTTTCAAGGAAGATATCCTAGTCCTACAGAAGTAGATTTTTTAATACCTGTAAAAACAGCGCCAAATTCAAATAACAATACTTTTCAGATTAGAGTTTATAAAGATACAGATGAATCTCAAGACGCAAATACTCAGCAAGAAATAGTGTGGGTAAGTTATACACAAGTTACGTTTACTACTTTGAACTATCCTAATACTGCTATAGCTGGGTTTAAATTTAATACTGAATATTTTCAACAAATACCATCAGTTGCTATTAAACTAGCCGGTAGAAAAATCCAAATACCATCTAATGCAAAGGTACATACTTACAATTCCCAAGGAGTAGCAAATAACCCCCAAACAAGATATTTAACTTTTAACGGGAACTGGAATGGAACCTTTGCTCCCCCACTATCCGAACTGGGAGAACCATCCGCATGTAGTGACCCAGCATGGATATTATACGATTTATTGACAAACACTAGATACGGATTAGGTAACTATATTGATACTAGTCAGATAGATAAATGGGGTTTGTACGAAATCAGTAAATATTGCAATGAATTAATAGCAGATGGTAGCGGTAGACTTGAACCAAGATTTAGTTGTAACGTAAAATTAGAAGGCAAAGTAGAAGCGTATCAGGTTATACAAAACCTAGTATCAATATTTAGAGGCTTTGCTTACTGGCAAGCTGGAGTAGTGTCTTTTGCGGCAGATGCTAGTGGTAGTGTGGTGCATCAATTTACACAAGCAGACATAGAGGAAGGTTCTTTTACGTATAGTAGAAGTGGATTAAAGTCTAGAAAAACTGTAGCAGTAGTAAGTTATCTTAATCCTTTAGATTTCTACAAAAAAGCTGTAGAAGTGGTAGAAGACCCAATTGGACTGGCTAAGTGGGGGGTGAGAGAATTAGAAATAGACGCTATAGCATGTAGTTCTAGAGGACAAGCTAGACGAGCAGGTGTTGCAGCACTTCTAACCAATAGAATGGAACAAGAATCTGTAACTTTTAAAGCTAGAGCTTTTGCAGCCTACGTGAAGCCAGGTGATTTAATACGCATATACGATTCTAAAAGAACAGCTGCTAGATATGCGGGTATTATTAAATCTGCAACTGCAACTTCGGTAACACTAGATAGTCCAGTAGATTTAACACTTGGTACAACTTATAAAATTACAGTAACAACTAGTAAGCTAGTAATCCCACAAATAGAGCAAGGTGTTAACTTGTCTGATCCTGCACAAAACCAGAAATTAAGATTTGAGGTTAAAGAAGCAACTATTACTAGCACTGGTAATGGTTTAACTGTGCTAGACTTACAATCTCCAGGCTTTGGTGATAATAGTGCTGATGTTCCGCCACCAGAGTCTAATTGGATAATTCAAGGTGGCACATTGTCTAATACAATTTATAGAGTAATTAACCGAACTCCAGTACAAGATTCTATAGAAGGTATGCACGAAATACTAGCGGTGGAGCATAATAGTAGCAAGTATAGTTTAATCGATGAAATGAGTTTATTATAATGAGTATAATGAGATGGGAATTTGATCCACTACCAGAAAGAATAGCCGCACCAACACCAGGTTTAGGAGTTACAAACATAAAAACTTCGCGTAGGTATATACCTACACTTGCAGCTGTTGCGGAAACTTCAGTTAAGTTATATAATTTAGATGTGAATTGGGATGCTCCAACTATTACACAAGACGGAATTACCACCAAAAGTCCATGGACCATTGGCTACGAGTTAGAAGTTAAAAGTGGAGAGAATCAAGAGTGGAATTTACGCACAAGAGTAAAAGATACTTTTATGACTTTTCCTAATATCGCTTTTTCAACTTATTTTGTACGCATAAGAACAGTTGTATTTGGTGGTACTACCTCTGACTGGGTTGAGTCTGTTGCACAAGGTATTCCAGGTGCATTAGTATTTTCTGATAGAAGTAATTCGTTAATATTTGCTATAGATTTTTAGGAGATTAATATGGCTTCAATCGCTTATGTTGATGGAACGGGTAACGTTAGGCAAAGAGATATAACTGAAAGCAGTGCAGGCACAACTACTAATCCAGATGTCTTTACGGTTTCCGTAGTCAACACAGAATTGAGTGCTGTTGGACTACAAGCAGATACTGCTGCCACTAGTAATACTGGCTCTTTTAGCCTTATATCTTTGTTTAAACGGTTTTTAAATGCCTTTACTAGACCAGCTATAGTTTACAGCAATGCAACTTTAGCCAATACTACTGGAACAGATATTGTAGCTGCGCCAGGAGCGTCAAACACTGTATATATAACGCATTTAATCTTTCAAAATATTGACGCTACTACAACTACTATAAACGTTAGGTCTGCAACTACTACAAGATTAAGTATTGTGTTACCGCAAAACAGCGTTTATAGCGTAACTTTTGCAGAAAGGCGAGAGTTGGCATTAACCGCTAACACAGCCTTTAATCTACAAGCTACAACCGCTAATGCTATAGTATATTCAGTCGGATACTATACGGGAGCAGTATAATGACACAATCATATTGGCTACCAACATTAGAATTAAGTCCGCTTTGGAATATCAGTCAGCGCACTTTTTTACCTAGACTGACTACACAACTAGGGGACAACTACACTCAAGTTCAAAACAAAGGGCTAGAGCCAATATCAGAATGGGACGTTAACAGTCCAGTAATGCCTAAAAGTCAGTTAGACACTTTATTGATTAACTTACGTAATTACGTTAATACTAACTTTCTGTGGTCACCTACTGGACAAAATTTAAAACAATGCTCTTTAGTAAGTGATTGGACTGTTACACCTAGCGGTGTGTTTAACGGGCAGGTGTATTCGTCTGTATCTAATAAAATTGTTACTAGCAAGATTAGAAATAATTTTGCAGTACCACGAACAGATGTCTCTCCAATCACTAATTTAACAGCAAATTTAATAACTACGTTTTATTCTGCTGACACAAATACAACTACATGTGTGTTTAGCATTAGTAGAACACAGGATACGTCTCAAAGGTTAATCCCCTGGTCTGTTATCGGAAGCCAAGCTAATGGAGCTACAAAAGCAGTTGCTAGTGATTTCCAGGGTAATGCGTTTCCAAGTGGATTTATCAATTTTGCGCAAGGTCAAACTGCATTAGTTGATGCTGCAAAAATCCCATTAGCAGGTGACAAAACTATTTTTACAGACCCAACAGCTGCACTTAGTAAAAAAGCGTTTATATTTAGTTTAAATCCGTCACTATCCATATACTTTATATGATTACCACAGAAACCAAAGAAGTCATAAAAACTGAATGTCAGAAAACTCCCAAACAAGAGTCTTGTGGATTAGTGTTGCTATACAATGAACAAGAGTTAGTTATACCATGCTTAAACGCTGCCGAAAATCCTACGGAAAGTTTTGTTATTAGCCCAGATGAAGTAGACTCTATTTTAGATACACACGAAGATGCAACCATTAAAGCGGTTTATCATTCACACTGGAGCGATACACAACCTAGCATATTGGGTGCTATAGATATTGCTAATAGCAAAGCATCTAAAACGGCTTATTTGTTATATCACACTGAGTTTGATGAATGGGACGGGTTTGACCCTAATAATTTATATCCTTTTCCGTTAGTGCCAAATAAATACAATCCAAAAGATTTAGACTACTACTTAAAGTGGCCTTTTGCGTACAACCGGTCAGATTGTTATTCTTTGTTTAGGGCTTACTATGGCTATTATTTAGGTATAGAGATACCAGAATTTGTAAGAGGTGTAGCAGTGGAGGAAACATTGTCACCAGACTGGGATTTATTTGAAAATAACTTTAGTAAAGCTGGATTTAGGAAACTAGAATACGACGAACCAATACAGAATAATGACGCAATTTTAATGAATCTACAAGGTACTCAAACTCATCATGTTGCTATAATGGTAGACAGCAAAACCAGTAAATCTTTACACACAATAGGAGGTAAGCGACTTAGCGAATTGTTTATCTATCAAGGTGAATATTGGAAATCTGTGACACGCTACGTATGCAGACATAAGCAGATTGAGGTTGACAAGGAGTTGGAAAATGGTAAATCTGGAGACTATTTTAGACACATTGGACAGATGCAGCATAAGTTCTTACGTTTATAATGACCCAGACTGCAAAGACGATTTTGAGGTGCAAGACGTTATTATAAGTTGCGCCACCAAAGATTGTAAAATTCTTGGACAAAACCATGAATTATTGATAGATGCAATTCTGGAAAACTATGAATTTGCTAAGATAGTAGTTGTTTTGTCCACAACAGATGATGAGTGGATAGAATCTTTTAAAGTTAATTATACAGAAATTGACGAGGAAGAATTAAAAGAGTTAGAAGAACTTGAAAATAATATAATAGCAGATACGGAAAGCACGGAAGATACAAATAATACAGACACAGCTAAATTTAACAGGTTTAGAATACCTAAACCACCTAGAACATCAGAAGCATCGGAATCCAGTGAAGACCAACCCAAGCATAAACTTAATCTTATTTTAGTATCTATTTTGCAGCATTTATTTAGTCTCATTACAGAAATAATAGGTATACTACAGCAGTTATAATATAAATACCGGAATTAACCTGGTATTTATATGATATATTCGTTTCACCTGCCACACAAATAAAAAACCTGCGGTACACTTGCAGTATAACGCAGGTCGGGCGGGATTGTCTGGTGACCAGGCAGAAAGACTTATCCTGACAAAGGAAAGTAAGTACAAGCGGTAACGCTGTACGCAGATGTGCCGGAAAATCAAATGGCACACCATTTGGGAACGAACAACTTCATGGGAACATAACGCATATATGATTAATCTACTTAGTTTAAATCCAGACAGCTTTATTGAGCTATACGAGTTCTATAAATTTTATTGGGATACAAGCATTTCCGGAACTAACAAATGGGCTGACAATACAGTTATTAGGATATGTAACTTTGTTAAAGAAGATAATAGCATACCTGGGCTATCTTTTGAAAATAATTTGTATTATGCTTTAGGCATACAAGGAGAAGGATTTGATCTAATAGGACAAGGTGCTATACCAACTCCAACAATAACCGTAAGCAACGTTGGTGGCATTTTAACTAGTTGGCTTCGAGAAACACGTATTAACCCTAATTACAGATTAGAAGGCACTTACGTCAAGCGTCGTGTTACTCAAAAACGATTTTTAGACGGAGAATCTAACGCTGGAGATAGCATAAAAGAGCTACCTTTCCAGGTATACGTAATTGAGCAACTACAAGAAGAAAATTACCAAATAGTAAAATTTAAGCTAACTACACCTTTCGACACAGACGGGATTACTTTACCTGCTAGAATAATGAGCCGTTGCTGTCCCTGGATATATCGCGGTGGAGAATGTGGCTACTCAGGCACAACTAAATATACTATAAACAATCAAGAAACTCAAGATTCAAATCAGGATATATGCGCTAAAACACTTAAAGCATGTGAATTGAGATTTGGAGTATTTAGTACGTTACCGTTTGGTGGATTTCCAGGACTCAATACTTATTCCTAATGTGTCTACATATATCTTATTCTACTTTATCTTTTTTAATCTGTTTAATTTGCTCTACACGCTCTTTTAAAGACATTTCTGGAAATGTTTTTTGATAAACGTGCGCTCTATTTAAAGTTTCTAATACACCATTAATACCGTTTTTAACGCAGTCAGCCACAATACTGCTTTTAGATTGTCCTGTTTCTTCCGCTATAGCTTCAATAAGCGCATTATAATAATCTGGTAATGTAATAGAAATCTGCATATTTTCCGCTCCTTTTTCGTGAGTTTCTTAAATAAGTTACTTTTACTCTTGCTAGTGAATTAAATATAATGTATCTTGGAAATAATAGCAATATACTCTAGATACTTGACAGCAGGAGAATAATATCATGCCGGTAATAAACACATCAGCACAAGCCATCCTTGGATTCAAAGAAAAATATAATTTGACTTATGCTGAGTTAGCTGTAACACTTGGCAAATCAGAACAGACGGTTAAATCCTATTGTTTCCATGAAAGTTCTAAAAACCGTCGCGTACCACCTCCTAGCGTGTTAGTACAGTTAAAGACTGTGGATAAGTTTTGGACTGCAACTGGGAAACGCGTAACTTTTTTTGCATTTGATGATTATAGCTAACCCAATTCTACTCTAACAAAGCTCACTCATGAGACTTATTCTATAGTCTCTTATGCGCTACACAAATTGATAGCACACAACACTAGCCTAGCAATAGGCTTTTGTTTTATCTTTTAATCAGCAGCAAGACGGCAGTACGTTAGCAGCGAACTGATACCAGAAAAGCTGAAACATAGACTAAGACCAGATTAAGACTAGATTGCCATGTCAGAGATAACGTTTTACCCAACAAAAATAGTCGGGAGAAAACACCAGTCCAAACCCAGTAAAGTCCATACTTTACTACCGGACATGACCCGCACAGAAGTTGCACGTTTACTAGGCTATAACACAGTACGTTCAGTACAAACCCTATTGTTAACCGGCGCAACCTTCTTAGACCCGCTAAAAATCTATGTAGACCCAGACACTGGTTCTTTAAACGGTAGACCACTTGAAAATGAACAACACTTAGAACTACTTAGAACCATCCAAGAGTTAACTAATAGATATCGTCGGACTAAGAACAAAGCTCAAATTATTCAAGAAAAATTGCAAATTTTAAACGACCAAATCTTACGAGGTAATTATGAACTCAACTAACAACACAACTATTAAAGAATTTGCTAACGCTATTGGCATGGCTCCTTTTGACCTCCTACGCGAGATTAAACAACAATATCCAGAGATGCAAGTTAAAGTAGATTCTTTGTTGCCTAACATAGCACCTGATAGCGTACTAGGACAAAAATTAACCGCTTTAGCAAAACAATCTAAAGTAGCGCAAGGGTCAGAAGATAACTGGGCAGATATAACACACAACACACACGTTGCACAGGAAATACCTGAAACACATCAAGTTTCAGGAGGTGAGTTAACTACTGGACAGCAAGTTGAAGCTAACACTACTAATATCTTGGCAATCCAAAACACTATTGCTACAGAAACTTTAAATACCATGGCGGTAGCTGACACTATAACTGCTGGTGTAACTGGTGTTAATGCTGCTTTAGCGTCTTTAGAGGCGTACACTAAAGGACAAAGTACAGTATACGATACCTTTTTGTCAGCCAAGCAAGAAGCGTTAACAGAACAGATTGGAATGCTAAATCAAAACCTAGGTAACACTTCTAAGAGTATTCAATCTAACTTAACCGAAGTGTATGCTAAGCAAAAAAAGTTGACTCAGACCCGGAATCAACTGTTAGACCAACTCAAATCAATGCTACCAGATTACAAGTAATTGAAGCAGCTTTAAATGAGTTAGACTTAACACCAGAACTGGCGCAGGAGTTGTCTCGATTACTCCAAGCCAGTGATATCCGGGAACAATTGATAAAGCTGTCTGCAATCCAAGAATCTCAAATAAAAATGGCGCAGACAGCTACTGAAATCAAAATCTTTCAACAGTTATTACAAAGCAAAAAGGTGCGTATGCTAATCGAAAACATTTTAGGAGTTGGATCTATCACTGGCATTGCAGTCACAGTAGGTTATGCGGGTGCTGCGGTTAGTGTAGCACTTCCAGTTATACCAATTGCCATAGGTGCAGTTGCATTTTTATGGGGTGCAGTAACGTTCTTAGACGAATTAGCTAAGAATCGATAAAGTCAATAATACTTTAAAAAAATCAACAAGGAGTAATTATGGATACCAAAAAACTAAGGTTGGTCAAAGAAGTGTCAATTCAAAAATATGAAGACACTGAAACACATATAGAGCGTCACTACGAACCTAGTCAAGTGCCAACCATACTAGTTTCTGGTTTAACAGTTGCAGGCATAGCATGGGCAATTACAACCACTACAACAGTTATAGGTAACGTCATAACAGGTTTTACGAATGCTGGTAATACAGAACAAACATGCGTAGTCAGGAACATTAAAAAGTGAGTATATTTGCGTTTTTTGGCAAGCTAAATGCCAATGTATCTAAAAGTAGTACACAACTACTAGATTTGATGCAACAGAACCACAAGCCAATCTATAAGTACACCATGGATGTTTCCGAAGACCAACTAGACCAGATGGTCAAAGAAGCTGAGGAACTTACAGAACGTGCGGAAAGAGTTCAAGCATATTGTCAAGCTGGGCAAATGAAGGTAAACGCGGTTAGAACCATTTATGAATCAAATGCCCAGCTAGAAGGGAAAACCATAGATTTGGCAATGCAGATGCACCGTACCAACGAAAAGTTAATACCTAAAAGACGTGAGTTTAAAGCACTACCGTCCAGTTACAGAGGTGTTGGCAAGAAGGCAATTTCAGGTAGTTCACCTAGGCATATTTTAGGAGGTTTTGTATGAGCGACGAATCACCATTGGTACAGTCCGCTAAAGCTGGTTCAGTAATAAATCAAGGATTAATTTTAGTAGGTTGTGGCGCAGTAACAGGATATCTAAGTCGATGGTATCCCAATATACTACAGGTTCTAGGATGTATTGTAGCGTTTGCGGTAGTGTTTAGTATTCTGTTTCCTGGCACAAGAAAATTTTTCATAATCATTGGACTAGGTTTTGGCGCAGGTTTTATTTTAGGTTGGGTTAATTAGTTCATGGAGGTATATAGTGAAAAGACAATTTAACACACAAACGCCAGTTCTACCACATTTAGCACTAATAACTTTAATGACATTAATACCTGCTACCTTACCTTGGCAGCGGTTTAAAGAAGTCAGGACAATAACTAGTTTAATGTCTTTATGTTATGCGTTAATACTAAACAATAAAACCAGGGAAAATGCGTGGGAAGCAGAGTTGTTAGCCATAGAAGAGGATAATTACAAGACTGCATATCACAATGCAAGTATAGACCTATTTAAGACACAAGCGGAGGAGGATCTTCAAAATGAGCAGCAAAGAAAAAGACTGGAAAGACAACAAAAACTACAACAATTACAACAGAAGCAGCAAAAACCATTCTCATTTAACAGAATCTTACAACCGTTTGCAGCTAAAAAACCTGTACCAGTTCTATCCGGTATTGAAGCAAATGGTTATAGTAATGATTTTGGCGGTTCTAGTAACGGTCAAGCGCCCAGATACTTTAGTTATGACGAATCAGAAGACCAGTTAAACGAGTTAGCTGATTTTACTGAATCTGGTATTAACTTACTAAATGACTTAGGTAACTCCCAAAATATCCAAGAGGACTTACTTAAAACCTTATCTCGTGCGGGAATACGTGGTGCAGAAATAGTAGAAACTATCAAAGCACCTGCGTTTATTAGAGTTAAAGTTAAACCTCCTATGGGCGTAGGTTTTGATAAATTTAAAAAGTTAGGTGCAGATTTACAAATACATTGTGGACTTGATTCAGAACCTTTTATTACTGCACAAGCGGGTGGTGTGGCTATTGACTTCCCACGTCAAGATAGAGAATTTTGTCCCTACTATCAATACGCTAATTACTTAAACAAGAATGTTGAAGCGTTTACCATTCCAATTGGAGTAAACATTAACAATCAATTAGTACAAGCGTCGTTAGCTAATGCAGATTCGCCACACGTATTAGTAGGTGGCATAACAGGTTCTGGAAAAACCGAGTGGATGGTAGCAGCTATATGCAGTCTTATTGCCAGGTTTAGCCCGGCAATGTGCCAGATCTATTTAATAGATCCAAAACAAGTTGGATTTGCTAAATTCCAAAACTATCCACACGTTAAAATCATAGACTCCCAAGAGGAAGCACTAGAACAACTTACCGTTCTTAATACAGAAATGCGTCGTCGTTATAGCTTACTTAAAAGACATGAAGTTATGGATATTAACGCATATAATAAACTGCCATCTGTCCAAAAACTTTGTAGAGTAGTCGTATTTTTTGACGAGTTTGCTGCCTTCATGGATGACGAATATAGCTCAGACTTTACCGCCCAACTACGTCAACTTTTAGCCCAAGGTCGTGGTGCTGGTTTACACTTCATTTTAGGAACACAGAGACCAGATGCTAGTGTGGTATCTCCGCTTATACGTTCTAACTGTCCTGTAAGAGTGGCGTTAAAGACCAAATCATTCCAAGATGGTAAAATCATAATTGGTAATGACTGTCCCAGCCATTCTCTACTTGGTAAAGGCGACTTGTATTATAGTTGCACTGGAACAGACCAACGACTACAAGGACTTTGGGTAGAAGACGTTTATCACCTATTAGGAAAGCCAGAAAAGAAGGTAATAACAAATCAGGCTTCTCCTAATCCTGCGGTGAAACCTAGCCCAAAATACGGGGAAATGGGAGAAGGCTTTAGTGAAGCCTCTTCTGAGCCAAATGAACTAGATATCCTAGAACCGCCTAAAGACGAGAACGTAAGCACAGTAAATAGCCCAGGCAGTATAGAGATTACAGTGGAACGTTCTAACTTTTTGGTGAAACTTCTTGGCTCTAGGCTATTTGACGGACAGGTGAAGCCTCTATGTGATGCGGAACACGGGCTTAGCGTAGAAGAGAAACTTCACTTGTTGCGATATATTCTGTACAAAAACATGGGCAAAGAAAGCGCAATTCAACTCCTATGGGGTGTCAAATCTGGAGGTAAATACCATGACCGTTACAAGCCTTACGCCGAATGTTTTGAGCAGATGCGGGCTATGTTGGAAAGTCGTGGTTATTCCGCTCTAAATGACTGGGGTTTTGGTTAATATAAGTTTTAATAGTATCGGAAGACGACTAACCTAGTATTTTTGTAATACTAGGTTATTTTTGTATTAATACCGGCATTAATCTAGTAGCTATCCAATACTTACCATGCAAACAAGCTATATAAAATCTAAGTACAAATTTTATCAAATTTAAAGATATAGATATATTTGATACCAGTAAAATATTAACAATAAAAAGCCGTCACTTATTTCCAAACTCGGAGCCAAAGGTGACGGTGAAACTGTATATAAATCAAACCCAATTTTACAATAACACAAATTCCTCAATTTATTAAAAACAGGCAAAAAATTGTAAAAGAAATTAACCCAACAACTTCTGAAACTACTCCAATGGAAATTAGCCCTAAAATTGCAGTAGCCAAAACCAATAAACTACCAATCACCAAACCAGTTCTAGCCAAAGTATGGCTTGTAACTAACTTTAAATCAGATAAATTAGCATTAACGTAAATATTATCTAATCCATTGCTAAAGCGGACTACATAACCTACTACTTGGCTGTCATGTTCTATAAAAGATTCTATGATGCCTTTATCTCCAGAAATCAACCCGTCATCTAGATAATGGCGGTAGGTTTTTAGCTCTACCATATCTCCAACTTGAAATATTGACATATACGGAAACATACTTAAACACTCCTAATTTGTAAAAAACCGAAACAATTTCTGTTGATTCTACCCCATAAAAGTGTTTAAGTCAATATGAAAAATCTCTACAAATCTTTATTAAGTAAGTGAGATATGTTGTTCACTAAACCCTTCTTGTCTGGCATACGGACTTGCATATTTAAATCCATAAGCTCAGCTAGTGGCATATTACGCATAGAAGCATAAAAAGCCTTACTTTCTATCTCTAGCCGCTCCATATCATAATCTTTCCAATGAACCTTCTTGCCATCATCACCAAGTTGGTTGCAATACTCAAGCGCTATAGCAAGTCTAAAGATGTAATATTCCTTTTCGGATTCCTCCGTTTTAGGCATAGGCTTATGTACAGCACCATCGCCATTACCCAAAATCTCTTGTCTTGCAGCCATTCTCTCAGCATCCCGCTTAACACGTAATCCTTCCCTATAAACCTCCAAGAACTCGTTAGGCGTAGGCAGGTATTTGTGGGTTTGCGCCACCCTTATACCAGTGGCAATTAAATCTGCATCTGGTATGTTATTTAATATTTCAACCCAGGAAACTAACACCAAATCCGCAAACTTGGTTTTATAGAGAATCTCAAAGTTCTCTAAGACGCGTCTAACAGCGTCCTTAATAACTGGTGGATTAGAACCAGACTCAACGGTAATGGCAGAAGAGGCAGAAGATGTTATAATATTACTGGTAAACATGGTATTTCTTGTTTTGTTACTCAGACTACTATACTCCAAGTTAATTAGAGTGTCAAGTAGTTTGAGTAATTTTATTTTTTGTCTGTCCACTTCAGCTCAGTGCCATTCATAATCTCCTTAACCTCTTGATAGTCACGGTTTTGCTGCTCTACTTCCGCAAGTTTAGATATACGAAACAGGCTATTACCAGACTGCTTAACTCCTTGCCATTGCGCTACTAACGCCATAAGAGTAGACCAGTCACTTGGAGTTCTCTCCATTTTCTTAATGTAATTAAGCGCATAGCCGTCATCTTTCTGGTTAGAACCACGACTATGCTGGTTATTTAGCCAACAAATAAACTCAAAACTAACGTCATTGGGTGCTGAATGCAGGATTCTACCAGATTTCCTATATGCCCTGATAATATCTCCCATGCCATCTACAACCGCCCATTCTTGTAATTGCAGTGGAGTAAAGTTAGTTTTCCCTTGATCAAATGCGTTCCGATAAGTTTCAACCCTATCTACTAATTTCTGGTCATTAGCATTCAAGTTGTTAGCCAGTATAGGTTTTACCGGTTTTGCCAATATAGCTGCAACTGGATTAACGGGATTGGTCTGTACTTCTATTTTCTCAATTGCCACTATTTGAGCCTCTAGCACGTCCGATTCCTGTTCAATAACCTTCTGGACATTTTCCTCAACTACAGCATCTAAAACAGGATTTACGACTGGTTTAACTTCTGGTTTAACTTCCGGTTTAACTTCCGGGAATTGTTCTGCTGTAGGTGCGTACCACATTTTTACAGGCTTTCTGGACTCTTGAGCAGTCTTCTTATTGCCGTACTCGTCACATCCAAGATACCCAAACACCCTACCAACCCCCTCCTCGGATGCTTTCGCATTTTCCTCTATGCGTTGCTGTCTTTTTTCAGCTTGCTTACGCTCTTTTTCCTCAAGAGCAGCTAAATCCTCGTCGCGAATTGTAAAAACTTTTTTAAGCGCCCCGGAAGGAAACCACTTTTCTAGATAACTGATTTGTTCAGTGGACAATTCTGATTTCTTTTTGCCAACTGGAGCATCTATAAATAGGTCTTCTGTCTTCTGGTTTTGGTCTTTGTCTTTTGCCATCTCAGTCTCGCTTAAACTAGTTTTTTCAGAGAGAGGGTCTGCTTTCTTCTCTTCTCTCTTTAATATTTTTTTTGTATTTGTATTTTCAATATTTAATATACCCCTGTCATTTTCGACCGTACTACCCCGGTCATTTTCGACTTTTTTATCAATTGTGCCGGGGTACATGTCTAAGCATTTGATAGACTCTACTCCCTGCGCTGAGTCTTGTATAGTATCTGGTGTAGATGGGGTGGACACTGTATTTGGAGTATCAAACATAGTTGCGTCTAGACCTTGGTTAGCCAGTTGTTGTTTAACCTCATTCTCTATAGAGAGCCTAATCTTTTCCACATTGGCAACATTCCGGTTATTGATAACTGGTATATCTGCATTAACTGACTTAACCTCTTTGACCGGCTTAGTAGATTTCTTGCGTTTTAGTTGATTCCGCTTTTGTTCTATTTCCTCCTC